GCGGCGTCGTCCCACAGCCCGCTACCAGCCGTCCAGTCTCCCGGCGTCCGGAGCGGGTAGATCGTCTGTGCCGGGGTCCCGGTGTAGCCGTGCTGGGCAGCGACCACCGGCTCGGAATACGGGATGAGGTCGCCGGAGTACAGCTTCACGTTCCGCGCCTCTTGCGCGGCCATGTCTGGGATAAGTTCCGGGGCGAGCCGCGGAACCTTCCCGAGAAAACGCTGAAACTTTACTCCGGCCATAGATCACTTCTTCTTTTTCTTGGCGGCTTCTTTCTTCGCGCACTTGCCCGCGGCGCGGCACTTGGCCGGCGTGGGGCAGCCCGAACACGGCTTGAACACCATGCCGCCCTTCTTGTAGCTCATCGGCTTCTTCTTACCATTCATCATGTGCAGACCCTCTCTCTGGTTTCGTTGTGCACGGTAACGTCCTGCAGCAGGACACGGTCGTTCTCGAGAAGCCAGTCGATGGTCGGCTGGCCGCCGAAGCCGATCGTCTGGGTCCAACTGCACTCAGGCATCATGCAGCCATTTAGCAGCACGGTCAGCGAGACCAACGTCGTCCAGTGACTCCACCTCATCGCGAACCTCCTTCGCTCTCTCGACAGCACGCTGGATGGCCGCTTCTTGGCGGGCAGTCTCGGTCGAGCGCCCCCTGCGCTCCCCGACGACAAACGCGATCACGATCGCGATCAGTGCCAGAATAGCCTCGATCATGTCGCCCACCCGCGCTTCTTCGCGACTCCATACGCCAGCTCCACCGCGGCGGCGATGACGATGCCGACGATCAGAACGACGTCTGAGTCAGAGGCCAACCTCTCGCCAAGCTCAGCCCCGACGAGGAAGCTGGCGACATAGCGCAGAAATATACGGGCGATGGGTCCGTAGTTCATTGGAACATCCTCTTCAACGCAGCGATCAAAGACTCGATCCAGCTGGGCGGTTCCGGGTCGTTCGCGACAGTCATGCGGCGCACACCGAGAAGCCGCGACATCGGGTAGGCTGCGATGCTCACCGAGTTCGACTGGTTGCCGCCGAGGACCTTGATGTAGTCGCCGTCTCGACCGGCGAAGAACCCGACGTGGCCCTGCCAGCTGGTCGGTGACTGCCGCCAGAACACAACGATGTCGCCGATCTGAGCGTCCCGTGGGTCTACCGACATCCCCCACTTCAGGTAGGAACGTGCGTCGAGCTTCCGGGTCGAGGGCAGGCCAGCGCGCGCAAGCATCGAGCCAACGAAGGCGGCACACCACGCGGTCTCGTCATCCTTGACCCACGAGTGCCCCACGTCCGCGAACATCTCCACGATATCCGGGTTGTGCTCAGCGCCCCTCAGCTCTTTCAGCCCGATCTCTTCGCAGGCCAGCGCGTAGGCTTCCTTCTGCCGCCGGTCCATATTCATACGTCTCTCCCGAGCTTCGCGCGGCTCTCCAGCAGACGGTCCAGCTTGCTGTCCAGAGCCTCCAGCCGGTTCATCACGCGGTTGATGTCTGCGTGGACCTCACCCTTGGTGACATACTCCTTGGCCATCTCCTCGCGGGTCCGGTTCAGGAGAATGGTTACCCGCTGCAGTTCTGCGACGTAGTTCCGGAGCACCCAGCCCAGCAGGCCGAATGCGAACGTCAGCACGCCGCTCCATATAAGGTCCAGCTCCATCTACAGCTCTAAGTACCCGTCCCCGATCGCGTCGAGGTTACCTACGGTTACGCGGAGCTCGACCCGAGCTCCCGCGGCGAAGGGGATTGCCGTCGTGCCGGCCTGCGCCCGGGTGACGGTGAGCGCATCCCCGGTCCGGGCTGTCGCCCGCACAATCTCCAGTGCGCCAGACGTATCGACGAGCGTGAGCTCGAAGTAGTCCCCGGTGGAGAGAACAGGAAAGAGATCACCGTCGCCGGTGGCCACAGACAGCGATGTGTCCGTGTCCGAGATCGCCGACTGCAGTGTGGACGATGCGTTGTTGGTCAGCTTCAGAGCCATGTCTACCTCATACGAAGTTCGGCAGCGAGGCGCGCAGCGACCCCCGCATGTTGCCGAGGTTAGCCCGGGCACGACGCTCGTTCACTTCACGCTTGAACTGTTGGCCATGATAGGTTGCCAGCCGCGTGTCATTCCACGGGCTGTCGGGGAGCACCAGAAGATGCTGGAGCGTGTTATGGAAGATCGCATCTTCCAGCTCGTAGAACGCTGTGGCGTCCATGCTGGTCGCGTCCGGTGTGGGCACCAGCGCGTAGACCATCTGGAGCTTGTAGACGGTGCCGTCGTCGGGGATCGGTAACACGACGAACTTGTCCGGGCTGATCTGTGTGATCGCCCGGGGCGTCGATGCTGTAGCCATCACCTCGTCGGGGAGCTGAGCAGCCTCCCCGCCGTTGAGTTCCGCCTCGTTGAGCGCGGAGGTGTTGACGGCCGAAGACGGCGTCTCGCGCCACACCACGTCGTAGGGGACGCCGTTATAGAGCTCTGCCCACGCGGGGAACTGCCGCACTGCATCGTCGAGCGTCAAGTGCTTGAGGGCGTAGCCGTTGATCGACGCCAAGAAAAGCGCGTGGACCTCGGTCCCGGCCGGCTTGCGGTAGTGATACTCGTGGACCCCCGGCGACAAGTTGTAGGGCGCGGGAGCATAGCGCCATGCAAGCGACCGTTCGCAGGACCTGCGCACCGCCTCGGCGACATGGCGCTCTACCAGCGGGGTCGGGCAGCCCGGCACGCTCGAGAGCACGCGGTTGGTGATCTGGGAGAAAGGGACGGTGGCCATCGCCTCACTCCATCATCTTGTCTTGGTCGAGCCCGGAAGAGTCGTAGTCAGTCAGCACTCTGGCATTCACCGACTCAAGGATGAGGTTGTTGAACCGCGACTCCAGCTCGCGGGCCATCTCTGCATTCGACGCCTCGGGGTACACCCGCAGGGCCAGTGCGGCAGCCCCGGCGCTCAAGGCCGCGGCGTAGGCAGGCGGCATGTCGATCGTGTCATTCAGCGCGTAGGTCGGCGGAGAGATTGCGTACTCGACGACTGCGACGACCCCATCCGTCGGGCGCGGGTAGACGTAGAACCCTGCAGGGTTGCGCGGGTTGCGCATCCAGTGGATCGGTGTACCCGGCTGTGAAGATGCCCAGTCGGGTACGGACAAGTCCATCGCCTTGCGGGACACTTCGCGCAGAACACTACCGCCCTCGACGGTGAGCACGTCGATCAGGCGGACAGCGCCCGCGGGCGCCTGTTGCAAAGCAGAGTTCGGCGTCAGGGTGACATCCGCGACCGTCGCGAAGATGTCAGGGCGCAGGACCGAGGCCGTCTGAATGGTCTGGTTCACGAAATCCAAGAGCACCGTGTCACGGTGCGCATCGGGTAGCTTCGAGAACCTCGAGCCTTGGATCAGGTTCTTCGCCTGCGTGATGATGAGACTGGGCGTCATTGTCTACCCTCCGGCGTTTGGCGCGGGGCGACCGCCGCGCCGTCAAGGAAACCGTCAGCCTCGTAGGAGGCCCGGATCGTCCCGAGGAACGACTGCCCGAATAGCTCCGCTCGCCCGGTGGACACATGCTCGTCGTCGATCGACGACGCGAGGTAGACAACACCGTCGACCAACGTCGAGAGATAGCTGTCCGGAACAGGTGCAAGATCGTCGTTGAGCGCGTAGGTCAGTGGCGCAGTGGAGTACTGCACAACAAGTGACGTGCCGGACTGAGGCCGCGGGTAAAGGTAATACCCGCGGGGGTTCCGCGGGTTCCGCATGAACTTCACCGGCACACCCGCCGGATCAGTTATCCACGCGGTAGTGGCGTCGTTGAAGAACTGCTTGTCCACCTCTTGGACCGCACCGCCGCCGACAACGTAGAGGATGTCGATCAGGCGCGTAGCGGTGGTGGGCAGCTGCTGGTCAATCTGATCCGCAACGGCCGCGACAGTATCAGTGATCGTGAAGACATCGGGGCGCAACACAGACATCTTCCGCACAGTGTTGTTCACGAACTGCAGGAGCAGTTCGTCACTGTAGCGGTACGGGGCCCTGTCATCCTGCAGCAGCCCACGCACTTCCGATATTACGCCCGCTGGTGTCACTCAGGCAGTCCCTTCGATGCCTCGGCCTTGATCTCCTCGGGAGTATACGACGTTTGCTCGTCGATGTCATCCGTGGAAAAATCCAGCTCCGGTTGATCTTTCTTGCGGCGTGCCCGGGCCTTCTTGACCGGCGCCTTGTCCATGAAACGCTCAGGGAAAGCCTGCTCCTCAGTGACTTCTTCGCAGAGCGGGTTGGCCGCGAGGATCGGGTGCCACTCGTAGATGAAGCCGTCTTTCTTGTTACGCAGATA